CACGACAACGAAGTGAGAGTGACCCAATGAAGCGTATCATCCTCGCCGCTACGGCGGCTCTCGCGCTGACCACTTCGGCCAGTGCGCTTGACATCACCGTGCGGCAGCTCCCAACGAATATGTTCGTTCTGGGATCGTCCGCTCACATCATCAACATCCCGGAGCCAGTCGGCATCGTCGAGCGGGAACATCGCGATCTCGCGATCTCGCGGTGGACCGAGCACTGCCATCCGGTCGCACATGCCGACGCTTATGGCGTTCGGCGCCTGACCTACGCGCATCCCGGTTGCGAGTTCGGCGAAGGCGAGTGACATGAGCTTGTGGACCGAACCAAGCTATCCGGGAGATACGGTTCGCGAGGTTATGCTCCACCGTCGCGATATCCATGGCGGAGACCTTGTCGAAGAGATCGGCACCATCTGTATCCAGCACTACGGCAAGAGTGTGCGCGTCGGATCGTTTCTTCCGGGCGTCAGCGCATGCTCGCCCGGCGATACGCTGAAGACAGAGCCCGAGAAATCCGAATGGTGCACGTCTAGCTTTGCCGCCGACGATCTCTTTGACAAATATCTCGGCGAGGCGTATGAGGATTTTTGGCAGAACTACTATCCGGAGCAGCACAATGGCTGATCTCGAAGACATCCCCGCGTATCTGCGGATACCGCAGGAGGAACGAAAGGCCGCGTGGGACAAACTCCGCTCGGATCGGAAACTACTGCCGCCGGAGCAGAAGCCCTACCGGCCCATAACTGGAGCAGCACCCAATGACGACCCCGACGCTTGAAGACACCATTCGCGATCTCGCCAAGCGCGGCGAGATCAGCCACATCAGCTTGACCCCGTCGCAGAACGGGAAGCTCTGGCGTGGATCGTTTACGATGTGCTCGCACTTCGGCGTCAGCTTCGCTGAGGACGCGGACCCGGTACAGGCCCTCATGCTCGCGTTCACGAGCGCGAAGCTGAAGAAGCCCCGGACCAAGATCGACCTCAAGCCGAGCGCCGAGCCAGAGCCCGAGACGGGCGGCGTCACGATCGACTGGATGACCGGCGGGGCGGTCGAGCCGGACCCCCTCGACGATCTGATGTAATTCCCAGTTGTTTCCGGAGGCGGGGCGGGCTAAGTTCAACGCCCAATCCGCTACCGGAGAGACCGCCATGGCCAAGCTCACTGCCAAAGCCCGCAAGGGGCTCAAGTCCTCGAAGTTCGCCCTCCCGGGCAAGAACGGCAAGCCGGGCAAGTACCCTGTCGAAGACAAGGGCCACGCCGACGCCGCGCTCTCGCGCGAGAGCGAGATGGTCGCCAAGGGCAAGCTCTCCCCGGTGCAAGCCGCGAAGATCAAGCACAAGGCCGACGCGGTCCTCGGCAAGCACGACTGCAAGTATCACAACTGCTGATCGGAACACGCCATGAAGGATGCACTGGGCCACGGCTCCGACGCACACGGCCCCGGCATCGCGAAGGCGCTTGACGTGGGGGCCGCGCATCAGAAGATGCTTCACGTGGTCACCGCGTATGATCGCAGGCAGGAAGCCAAGGCCCAGAAAAATCCGAAGGCATATTACAATCAGTATGCGCTGCCTCAGTACCTCGGAGCGGTCAGCCGCGTCCACGATGAGATGAAGGCGGGAAAGCCGGCCGCTGAGGCGATCAACAATCACATGAACGGCGCGCTCGCGCGCTCCGTCCACAAGGCACTCGGAGGAATTTTCGGACGCCAACGGCAGAGGAACGGCAAATGGCAAAAGACGCACAAGGTCACGGCAGCGACGGACGGGGCGGATCAATCGCCCCCAAGCCGGGCTCGCTCACGAGGCGCGGCAACCCGAAGGTCGCGGCCACACTGGCACGGCTCAAGGCAGCGCGCAGCGATCCAAATCATCCGCTGGGCGCTCTCGTTAAGGCGGTCAGTAGCGGGGGCCAGCCAATCGCTGGCAATCCCGCTGCGGCTACCGAGCTTTCGAGCGGCCCGAAGTCGGCAGCGGCTCCAGTTCACGACAGCATGGCCGCTCTCGGACATGGCAGCGCCGCGCACGGGTCCGGGATCGAAGCTGCGGTCCCGACCGAATACGAGGGGGGCGAAGGCTCGTATAAAACTGCTCGAAGCAGTGAACGCAGAGCATAGCGCGGTCCTCAATGCTTTCCCAAAAGGTCTGATGGGGATGACACCGGATCACGTCAAGGCGACGCCAGAATTTCGGGTGGCCAAGTCGAACTTCAATAAGTCATTCGCGGCGCTCCGCGCCCACAACAGCGAGTTCGTCAAGCGGTTCAAGAAAGAAATTCAGACAGAACGGAACAAGAGGTACGCACGATGAAAGACGCACTAGGACATGGAAGCGAAGGGCGAGGCCTGCATGCGGGCGGCGTCAACAAGATCGGAAACCTAGCGGTCCACCCGAACGCGTTGCGCACCATCCAGAAAAATCCTTGGGGCGCGAGCGTCAAGCCGCAGACCGGCGTCTCGCCGACGACCGGGTACATGGTTTCGGTACCGGGTCGAACTCAAAGTCCGACCTCGGCGGCGCTCGCGGGTCCGCAAGGCGCGGGCATCATTCGCGACTATGCGCGCACCAACTCTGACCTGTTGCAACAGCCGGACGCGCATATCGGAAGCTGGACCGACGACAAGACGGGCAAGACCCATCTCGATGTATCGCACAATATCCAAGACCGGACGGAGGCAATCGCCGCCGGCCGGCGCGGCAACCAAATCTCCATCTGGGATGTTGCCCGCAAGAAGCTGATCAATACGGGCGGCACGGGAGATTAACATGCGAGCTTCAACGAGCAACATCAAGTGGGATCGTGGCAACAGGAGCGTGACCGATGACGAAGTCGCTGAGACGCTTGCGAACGGCCATCCAAAGAGCAATACGCCCCCTACGCATGACGCTCAGGTACTTTCAGGCTCGCCGGGCACGGGCGCGGCTCCGGGCGCGAACGGACCGCCTACGACAGGCGCGTCGGTAGGTCCGGGCGGACCACTGGGCTCGATATAGCCCCGCGCTAAATCCCAGTTGTTCCGGGGGCGCGCTCCGCGTATGCTTGCGACGAAATTCCAACTATCGCAAGGATTATGCACATGGCTGTCAAAGGATCAGGAACCGTCGCGAAGACCATTGATGCGCCGATGCAGGATCGCATCTCCAGCTCGCCCGTTAACCCGCGCGCTGGCGCGGCGAAGCGAACCCAGACCACATTCCCAGTCAAGCCCGGCATGAGGGACCAGACCGACGCCTCGAAGCTTCGCGGCATCTCGCCGACGAGCCCGGGCTTCAGTCATGCGCCGGACGCCTCCAGCCCCAATCCGCTCGACCCGTCGCCGACCGCCAAGATTTTGCGCAAGCAGCCGCAAGTCCTCAAGTCCACGTGGGGCATGCTCGACGCGAACAAGCAGAGCGTCAACGGCAATCTCGGCAAGGCCATCCTTGACGAAGCCGGCCGCCTCGGAAAGTAAACGATGCTCCCGGTCTGCACGTGGCATACGCTCTGCGGATTTTTCCTCGCCGCGTTCGGGGCCGCGACAGGCTGGGGCATGGGCCTGTTCGTTGTGGCCCAAGTTACGCGAGCGATCGTGCGACTGTTCGGCCTAACCTGAAAAGAGACGATCATGGCAACTGATGTTGTAGGCAGCAAGATGGCCTCGAAGAACGGCTACGGCCAGAACGGCTATAGCGGTGCGTCGAGCGACACTCCCGGTCAGCATACGACCTCCGGCTTCTTGCCGCAGGCAACCCTGCCAGCCGACTGGGGCCAGACGCGGCCCGTCTCCCCCGAGCAGAAAGTCCCGACCACGAAGGGCATGCGTTCGCGCAACGACGAAGGGGGCAAAATCCCGGCCGTCAATACCCGGCGTACCCGCGCGCCCCTGACCAATCGTTCGTTTCAACGATAACCCCTACAAGGAGAGCCCAAGTGTTGAAACTCGCAACGGCGCTAGTCGCCACGTTGTTCGTTCTGTCCCCCGCACTCGCCAAGAATATGACCGTCGCTCCGCCCAAGGCGCAATGTCTCGCCCCGGAAAAATTCCCGGACGCGGTCAAAGTCGCTGGCGATGATCTCACCAAGTTCCGAGAGATCGCTGTCGGCCTCCCCGCCCAAGTCGATCTCGTGCTCTTACTCAAGAGCGCGCCAGTCGCCGTCGCATTCGTCAAAGGCTGCGCGGTCGGTTACGGACAGCTTGGACCGACCCCGGCGACGAAGCCCACCGACGACGGTACAATCTGATGGGCAAGATCAAAGTCAATACGTGCGCGCCGTCGAGCCTGCACAAGCGTCTTGAGCGTCAGCTCGCTGGTATCGAGAAGCACCTCGAAACGTCCCCCAACGACAAGCTGAGCCAAGCTCGCGCGAGTGCTATCCGCTCCGAACTCAGCAAGTGAGGATGCCATGGGCAATTGTTTGATCGCCATCGAAGTCACGGGATCGCATCACAACGGCGAGCCGGCCGACATCGATCAGATGGCCGCCGTCTTCGTCGGGCTGCTGAAGGCGAAGGGATATCACGTTTCTCATGCCGCCCTGAACGTCGGCGGAGGATACGATCTCCAGATGAAGGGTTTCCCGCTCAAGGCGGATGAGCCCGAGTTCTACAAGCGATCCTGATGATACGTTTCCGCGTATATGGCTGAGCCATATACGAGGATCGTATCTTTTCGCGAGCGCGCATGTGCGCCTCCCATCGGCTGGGCCGATGCAATACCGGACGGGGGATATCCGCATGAGCGGCAACGATATCGATCTTGAAGACTTGCTCGGGCCTGATCCGATCGACCCTGAAGCAGAAGAGCTAGTTGATGTGGCCCCGCCGTCGCCGACATCGCGGCCCATGGGAGAGGCTAGCCGAGGCGTTCTCGAACGCTCGCGTAGCTACCCTGTCAGCCGTGCCGCCAAAAAGAACACCCCCGAACGGTTCGCCCGCTTGCTCAGCAACATCGCTGACATCCCAATGGCGTCGGACGCCGCGCGCCGCGCTGGCATCAGTTTCTCCCAACTCAAATACTGGCTACAGAAATCTCTGGAGGGCTTCTCCGGAGACGGCTACGATGTGGCGCTCCCTGACGGCGAAGATAACGGCACCCCCAATAACACCGAACGGTTTCACCTCGCATGGGATAATGCGATGAGGGTTGGGCTCGGCAGGGCCGAGAAAGCCGCGTGGGCACTCGGGGTCGGGTACAACGAAGTCCAATCCCACAAGGGCCGGGTCCAATACCAGATCGACCCGGATAAATACGAGCTGTTCGTCCTGCTTGGCGTCCCTATCGACGAACGAAATCCCCAGCTATGGCTTCGAGATGAGTTCGACGCTCCGGTCCCGGAGACGATTTTCAAGCAAGACCCCGACATGCTCAAGTGGATACTCGAAAACCGTATCCCGAAGGAGTACGGGAAGCGCGCCACTGTTGACATGAACGTCACTGGCGGCGTGCTTGTCGTCGGAATGCGCGCGGCTACATCGGAAGCCCTCAACGAAATTGAAAGCGCGTATCGCAAAGAGGGCCGACCGGCCGTCACCTTCGATGACAGCATTGAGGGTGACGAGCGATGAGTTTCCCTACCGTAGAGAAATTTGTCCTCGACAAAGACGGGGCCTATGTCCCGTATTATCGCGATGCCAGCGGCGTGCTCAAGGCCGCCGTATGGTGTCCGCAACCGGGCTCGCAGGAATTTTTCCTTGCAGACCCGACGATGGAAGTCCTGTACGAGGGAACGCGCGGCCCCGGCAAAACTGACGCGCTGATCATGGACTTCTGTCAAGAGATCGGCAAGGGCTATGGCGCGGAGTGGAAGGGAATTCTGTTCCGGCAATCGCATCCTATGTTGCGCGACGTGATCGAGAAATCGAAAAAGTGGATCAAGCGCATCTGGCCGAATGCTATCTACAATGAAGTCAAGACGATGTGGGAGTGGCCGACAGGCGAGCGCCTGTACTTCGCGCACTTCAACGTCCGCAGCGACTATGATAACTATCACGGTCACGCCTATCCGTGGATCGGCTGGGAAGAGTTGACCAACTGGCCGAACCCGGACTGTTACAAGAGCATGTTCTCGTGCTCGCGTTCGACGATCAAGGGAATGCCGCGTAAAGTTCGCGCGACGACGAACCCCTACGGCGTTGGCCATAACTGGGTCAAGGCCCGTTGGCGGCTGCCGATCAACGGCGAGATTATCAATGGGCGCAGGCCGACTGTTGGCCCGCTCATCACGGACAGCGTTGATGCGGCAGGTATCAAAGAGCCGCCGCGTCGCGCTATCCATGGCTATCTCGATGAGAACGTGCTGTTGCTGCATTCGGACCCCGAGTACAAGAACAAGATCAAAGCGTCGGCCCGAAACTCATCCGAGCTTGCGGCGTGGATGGACGGGTCGTGGGACATCGTCGCGGGCGGCATGTTCGACGACATCTGGTACGAATACCGGGATACGATCATAGTGCCGCCGTTCGATGTGCCGCCGGGCTGGAAAATCTATCGGGCCTATGACCACGGATCATCGAAACCATTCTCAGTCGGCTGGTACGCCGTCAGCGATGGCACCGATCTAAAGCTCCGGGATGGGCGCGTTCGGGCGACTGTGCGTGGCGACCTATTCCGTTTTAAGGAGTGGTACGGGTGGCGCGGCCAACCGAACGAAGGCTCGCGCATGCTCATCCCAGATATCGCAAGGGGTATCATTGAGCGGGAAGTCAAGTGGGGGCTACGCGATCCGCAGGGTACGTGGACCCGTGTAAGTCGCGGACCGGCGGACAGCGCGATCTTCGATCCCGATCAGAAGGCGACGACGGTATCCATCGCCGACGACTTCGAGAAGCCGGTCACGATTAACGGCGTCAAGTTTCGTGGCATCTTTTGGGAGCGCGCTGACAAGGGGGCCGGATCGCGTGAGCAAGGCTGGGAACAAATCCGCAAACGGCTAAAGGCGACCAAGCGCCCGCCAAACGGCTTCCGAGAAGTCCCCGGGCTGTTCGTCACGACGGAATGCGTCCAATGGCTGCGATGCGTGCCGGTGCTGCCCCGCGACGAGACCGAGATCGATGACGTTGACGATGACGCCGAGGATCATAACGGCGATGAGACCCGATACATGCTCCGCTTCGAGGTTCGGACCGCTAGGTCCGGGCGCGTCGCGGCCTAAGTTTCCCGTGTCAAGGACATTGACAGAACATGGTTAATGAGCTAGAGAGCCTAGCCCCCGGAAGGATACGCCCATGAGCCTCGTTGACAAGCACCCCGAATTCGTCGAACGGTTGTCCGAATGGCTCCAGTTGAGCGACACCTATCAGGGCGAGCGCGCCGTCAAGGCAAAGCGGCTTGACTACCTTCCCGCTTGCGAGAGCATGGTGCAGGACGGAATGACGACGCCGAGTTCTCCGGGCTGGCGTGACTATGAGGCGTATTTGATGCGCGCTTACTACCATGATGTCGTCAAGGAGGCCGTCAAGGCCATGGTCGGCATCATGCATAACAAGCCGGCCGTGATCACGCTGCCGCAGCGCCTCGCAGGCATGCTCGACAAAGCGACCATCCAAGGCGAAGGCCTTCAGATGTTGCTTCGCCGCATCAATGTATCGCAGCTCTTGTTCGGACGCTGCGGGCTGCTCGTGGACGCGCCGCAGGGCGTGGACGTGGACAAGGCGACGCCGTATCTGTCCTTTTACGAGCCCATGCGGATCATCAACTGGGACGCTGGGCGGCTCAATGAGGGCCGCAATATGCTTGATCTCGTCGTGCTCGATGAGAGCGGCTTCCGACGCGAAGGCTTCACGTGGAAGACCGAGCGTAAGTACCGCGTTCTGACACGTGGCGGCCCGCAGAGCCTTGAAAGCGGATGGGCACGCCCGCCCGAAGGATCGGCCTATGCCGTCGCCGTGAAGGTCAACGATACGTCCATGCCCATCATGGATGATTTTATTTACCCGTCGATCGGCGGACGCACTCTCGACGACGTTCCGTTCATTTTCATCGGGGCCAACGATCTTGTGCCGGAGCCCGAAGTATCCCCGCTTCTCGGCTTGTCGAACCTCGCGCTCGCGATCTATCGCGCCGAGGCCGACTATCGTCAGACCTTGTTTGCGCAGGGTCAGGCTACACTCGTCGTTATCGGCGGGGCCACTGACGAAGCTACGCAGGGCGGCCAATTGCGCACCGGCTACAAAAGCGTCATCGATCTCCGTCTAAGCGGCGACGCGAAGTATATCGCTGCCCCAGCTAGCGGCCTCGGCGAGATGCGGCAATCTCTCAAGAGCGACATTGACGCCGCTGCGCTTGCGGGCATCGCGTTCTTGGATGTAGGCAACGCGCGTGGCGAGAGCGGCGAGGCTCTGCGCATCCGTGTCGCGGCGCGCACCACCACAATTTCAACCGTTGCTCAGTGCGCGGGAAAAGGGCTTGAACAGGCTCTCAGGTTTTGCGCGCAATGGGTTGGAGAGGACCCGAATGAAGTATCGGTCAAGCCGACCACGGACTTCGCCGATCAGACTGTCGCTGGCGCCGCGCTGCTCGCGTTCATGCAGGCCAAGCAGCTTGGATTACCCTTGTCGCTCCGTTCAATGCATCGCATGATGCATATGAACGACATGACGGAGATGGACTTTGAAGAAGAGAACCTTCAAATCGAGGCAGAGGCCGCTTCCATGTTGGGCTCTATGGTGGGTTGGGGCCAATCGGCCAGCGTCACCGATGATACTTTCTTGGATGAGGGCAATGATCCGGTTCCCGGTCCGCCGTCAGCAGGTGGCACAACTCCGCCGACACCGCCGGCTGACCCCGCCCCGCCCATCCCGCCAAATTCGAACGTGCCGATCAAGCCAACCGCTCGCGCAAAGGGCTTCACGCGCGGCTCGCCGGTGCCGCTGAAGCGCAAGGTCGGGGTTAAGGGCGCGAGTGCCGGGAAGAAATAATGGCTTTTGATCCGAACGAAGAGCGCGACCCGCATGGGCGGTGGACGCGTGGCGGTACCGTAGAGGTTCCCGGAGAGATCGCGCGGGCTATTGACCCGCGCGTGATCGACGTGAGCGGTGACGGTCAATCTCGCGGAAAGCCCGATTGGCACATCACATGAAACTCAATCGGGGAAAACGATCACCAAAGTCAGCAACGAGGATAGCGCGAGTGGGCATGCGCCCGGCGTTGGGACGTGGAAATACGCGCAGCCCAAAGAAACGCAATCGCGCATGGTGTTGCGCGCGGAAGTACCGCGCACCGCTGTCGTGTCCGTGCCGGCTTATGGCGTCAATGTGAAGAGCGAGCAAGAGGTCGTGGTCGCGGGCGCGGCATGGAAAGGCTGGGACGCTTGGTCCGGCCGCGCACCGACCTTCGAAGAGGTCCCGATGCATACAACGGCGGCGGCTGTAGCGGCGACGAAAGAGGCTAAGTTGGCGAAGCTGGATAAAGAAATCGAAGAGCAGAAAATTTACGACGCACTGAAGAACCCCCAGTCATGACCCTGAAAATCGATCTCAATAATCTACCGGGCAACCCCAGCCCCCTCGGCGACCCCCATTGGCTTTCAGGCTCGGGGAAGGTTGACCGTGCGGGTATTCACAAGCGCTTGCGAGATGCGCATCTGGCGGAGATCAAGGCACGTCCGCGTAACCCTGTGCGGCCGGAGACGGCGGCCAAGCTGGAGGCCGCGTCAGCGCACGCCAAGAAGACAGAGCAAGCGCGGCTCGTCAGGGTTTGGACCGCTGCGATCAGCGTCATTGATCGCACTGAGCCGAGGCTTCGCGATCTCATTGAGCGCGAGCTACTCGACGTGGCCGGCATCGATCATACGCGCGTCGGTGACGCGATGCTTGCAACTAGGGACCTCATGAAGACCATCGTGCCTATCAGGATCAAAGCGATCAAGACAGCATTCCGGTACGTCCGCGATAAGCTCGGCGATCCGAAGCTCATGGGCCACTCATTGGCGATCTGGGCCAGCTCTATCGCGGATGCCGACGCGCACCATATCGAAACGGCAATCCGGACCGGACTGCTCAGCGGCCTTGAGAATACAGAAGTTGCGCGACAGGTCGTCGGCAGTCAGCGCCTCGCGGGCGTGGACGGCGTCACTGAGATCACGCGGAGGCATATCACGGCTTTGGCTAGGGTTACGCTTAAACGACGTAAGGTCGGATCATGACTGAGATGAAGCGAACGCGTGCCCCTCACTTTACTGATCAGTCTCCGGAGGCGAGGCGCGAACGCGCTCGCGTGCGTGATCGTGCGCGAGATCAGACGCCGGAGCGTAGGGCAGCGCAGCTCGCGCGGTCACGAACACCAAGGGTTAAGGCGCTAGCACGAGCGTACAATCAGACGCCGAGGGCAATGGCGGCGGACCGGGCATACCATAAGACACCAAAGGCCAAGGCAGCGGCGCTCGCGCGGTCGCGAACTCCAGAATACAAGGCGGTGCACCGGGCGTATATGCAGACGCCGGAAGGAGTAGCAAAGACCGCTGCTAATCTATACAAGATGCCGATTGAAATCCCAGATCGTTCGCGCCCCGAGAATTGTGAGTGTTGCGGCGAGACCCCAGATAAGACCCTGCACTTTGATCACTGCCACGCTACGGGCCGCTTTCGAGGATGGTGCTGTCAGCCATGCAACAACGGCGCTGGTATCATGGATGATCCGAAACGCTTGCGATTGCGAGCACTCTATGTTGAGCGCCCGTTTCAGCCCGGCCCTATCAACTGGGCGTACCCAGCGCCTAGATATTTTGCACCTTGCGCGTGTCACGCTCAAACGGCGGACGCGCGCCTGACCCAAACCCGCATGCGCGGGGCTCGCTCGGATGTCCGGTCGGGTGAATACAGGAGTACCATGCTATGTTGAAGACCATCTACGATACGGCCGAGGAAATCCCGGAAGGCTATGCCGAACTTTATACGGAGCGGAATGGCAAGTGGGAGCTGACTGGCATTCAGGGCGTGAAGACGCAAGCTGATGTCGAGCGCGTACAGGAAGCGCTCCGCAAAGAGAAGGCGGATCACAAGCTCGCCAAGGCCGCGTTCGCGCCGTTCGAGGGGCTTGATCCCGAAGTCATCCACGCGCAGGCGACTGAGCTGGAAGAGACCAAGGCTCAGCTCGACGCCATCAAGAAAGATGGTACGATCGACGAGACCAAGCTGGAGCCGATCATCACGGCTCGGCTCAAGCAGATCACCGCTCCGATGGATCGTGATCGGCTCGCTCTTGAGCGTCGGCTCGAAGCGCAGCAGAAGCTTACGGCCGAGAAGGATGGTGAGGTCACCACTCTCCGCACGTCCATCACCACCGGCAACATCGAACGCGCCATCCGGGATGCAGCAGTGGGGGCTACGATTTACCCCACGGCGGTTTCGGACGCTGTCCTTCAAGGTAGCCGCGTGTTCGAAATGACCGAAGACGGTCGGGTCATCACAAAGGACGTTCCGGGAGTTGTCCCCGGCCTGACCCCCAAGGAGTGGTTCAAGGACATGCAGGAGAAGGCCCCGCATTGGTGGCCGATTTCGGTTGGTGGCGGCTCGCGTGGCGGTCCCGGCGCTCCGCTGGGGCGGGCCAATAACCCGTGGTCAAAGGAAGCTTGGAACATGACCAAGCAGGGCGCGTACCTGAAGGAGTACGGCGAGGAGAAGGCCAAGGTGTTGGCCGAAAGCGTCGGTTCGCACATCGGCGCGACCAAGCCTACCGTAGCCTGACGCCTTCGCCAACTGTCAGTAGTAACGCATGCGCGCCGTGTCTATGATACGGCGCGCTTTTCTCTATCAAGGATTTCCTCATGATCTTGTCTCGCACTTATGCGTCGCGATCGGAAATCCCGCGCGGAGCTGAAGCACTCTACGTGCCGACCGGAAGTCTATTCATCCTGCGCGGGGCGAAGCGCGACTTCGTTGCGGACAATCCGTGGGAGGCCGACAACTGGAATTTGACAGCACAAGGTCGCTTCATCGCTGAGCATGGCGCGAAGTTCGCTGAGGCGTTCGCGAGAAACATGGGGACTAAGATCGGCGGTCTCCGCCCGCGTGCCACTATCGCCGGCCAGTATGCACCCATTCCCAAATCCAACTTCACTGTGATCGTGCAGCGCAAGGGTACGATCGCGCCGGTTGGCGGCGGCGGTCTCATTGGAGCGGGATCGAGCGGAAGCGGAGCACCAAAATAATGGGCCTGATTTATCCGCTGGTAAACGGCGAGTTCTATATCGACAACGATACCGACTACCTTTGGCTACGCGAGGACGCCGCGTGGACCAAGAAGGGCAAGCTTGTACGTGCCAACGTGGTCGGCTTGTGGACTGAAGGGCCATTTCCGTATACGGACTTTCAGGCATTCGAACTCGCGCGCAGCGAAACGTCTTATCGGCTCTACTCGCCGTTCAGCGATGCGCGAAGCTACGTCATTGGGAACTATCCGACAGCGGCGAACCTCGACGTGATCTTGACGAACGACCTCGGCGGCTTCCTGCAATCGGGACGCGGCGTCGTGTGCGTAGCACACTTTACGCCCGCTTCTCAGATCGCGACGCTGACGTTCACCGATACGATCATCCCCGCGTTCGCGCCGCTCTGGATTATTCTGCCCAGTGCGGCTGACATCACGTTCGCTGGGCTCCAGTGCATCTTCGGGGGAGAGCCCGTATGACCATTGCACTCACGTCATCGGGCCAAGGCGGTTTCGCCGCCGCGTCTTCGGGTAGCGTGACGCTGCCGAGCGCGCTCGCGGGCGACTTCCTTGTTATGGTGGTTTCGACCGAGAACACCACCACACGTTCAGTGTCCTCGATCACGGGCGCGGGACTGACGTGGACGAGCCAAGCCTCAAACTCTGGCACGACGGTCAAGGGCAACGGCTCCGTCTGGACCGCGCGTGCAACGGGTGCGCTGACTTCTCAGGCGTTCACCGTGACCCTAACTGGGTCCACGGACGCTTGCGCGATCAATATCGATGCGTTCAGCGGCGTCGCCACCACGACCCCCGTCTACAATGTCGCAAGCTCCATAGAGGACAGTGGCACCGCTGGAGCCCCGACCCATAACAGCAACGCGGTCTCCAACGCGAATGACGCGCTGCTCGGTGCGTTCATGGGTCGCCGAACCCAGTGCTCGCTGGGCACGGGCTACACCGAGGCGGGGCACTTCACACAGGCGGGCGCGAGTTTCAGCGCGGCGGTTTACACGGAGTTCAAATTCCCCGGCGTGGGCTCTTTCAATCAGGTATTTGGTGGGTCGCTCGCGTGGTGGGTTGACACTGCGCTAGTGCTGACGGCTGCGGTCATCATCACCGGTACCGCGACGACTAGCCTGACCAAGGCATCACAGGTCGGGGCCGGAAAAACGACAGCCCTGACTGGCACCATCACGACGGCACTGACCAAGGCGAGCATCTCAGCGACAAGTGCAGAGAAATTCACCGGCACCCTCGCAACGCATCTTACCCAAGCGTCGCTGAGCGCGATCGGTGTCATGGAGCCAAAGGGCACCATCACGACGGCGCTGACCAAGGTCAGCATGTCGGCTGCGGGTGGAGAAGGTCTCACCGGCACCATCGCGACACACCTGACGAAGGTCAGCATGGCGGCGACGGATGTAGAGAGCTTCATCGGCACCATCACGACGCGCTTGACGAAAATCAGCATGTTGGCATCAGAGGCCGAGAGCTTCACTGGCGCGATCACGACGGCGCTGACTAAGGCCAGCATGGTGGCGGCGGGCGGAAACGTGGTGTCCGGCGCGATCAACACCGCGCTGAAAAGCGTGGCGCAGACAGTAGCCGGATTTGAGACGTATCATCAGATCAGGACGAACCTCGTTGGAATTTCTCAGGCTGCGGTCGGTCTCATGGGGCCGAGCGGCACGATCTCTATGAGCCTGCAAGGGTTCAACGGCGTAGCGCCACGACGCCACTTCGCGGCTGCGGCGCAGGTTATCTTCACCGGCGCTATCGTCACCAATGTTGATAGTTTGGCAGCGATCACAATCCATGCCATTACCCAAGAAGTATTCATAGGCCACATCGTCACCAATCTGACGCCGATGAACTTCGCGCAGTCTCTCGTCGCAGACGAGATCATGCAGGGGACGGTCCATACTCGGTTGGGTAACGCATCCGGTCAGATCGTCGCGAACGTTGTGCAAGCCCTGTTGATCATCTCGGGACCAATCGTGATGGCTCTTCCGCCGTTCCGCCCCATCATACTCGGGGCGTTGCTCGGCTCGCCGGGAGCGGGCAAGTGGTATTCGTGGCGTTACACGGACAGCTAAACCGAGGTCTCAGCTATCTCGCCTCACCAACCCCAAGACAAGGAGAATTTTCTATGGCTGCTAATCCAATGGTCTCAATGCTCTCTGCGCGTGCCGCGCTCGACGCGCTGCTTGCGAAGCTGAATGTGGGCGGCACTGCCGGCCACATCAAAATCTTCTCGGGCGCTATGCCCGCGACTTGCGAAACGGCGGACAGCGGAACGCTGCTCTCGACGTTGACGCTCAGCGTCACGTCGTTTGCGGGTGCGACTGACCCCGGCACGACCGGCCTTGCCACGGCGACCGCCAACGCTATCACGTCCGATAGCAGCGCGGCAGCAACCGGCACCGCCGGATACTTCCGCGCCTATGACAGCGCGGGCGTCTGCATCGCACAGGGTACGGTCGGCACTTCGGCCGCCGACATGATCCTGAACACGACCTCCATCGTGACCGCTGCTACCGTCGCGATCACGAGCTGGGTCGTCACGCTGCCGGACGGTTCGGCGGCTGACTAAGCGACAAACTCTGGCCCCGGACTTCTGCCCGGGGCCAGAGAAAAATTAGGAGAAATGGTTTGCGATAATTCCCAGTTGTTCTTCTAAATTTCATGGGCTATTCTCCCATCACGATTTGCAGTGACTTCGTTTCCCCGCATGAGCGGGATGCCGCGAAATTCCACTGTGCGATTTCTACCAAGGCTCTCCATGGGGAGATGCTGAAACGCTTCCCCACTCATTCACCACTGGAGAGTAACCATGGCCAACGTGTCCACCCAGATCGCGGACGTTATCGTCCCCGCCGTCTTCACGCCGTACACCCAACAGCTCACGATGGAGAAGACCGCGATCATCCAGAGCGGTGTTGCTGCACGTGATGACTTCCTCGACAATTTGCTCGCTGGCGGCGGTCTTACCTTCACCGTGCCGTCTTGGCAGGACATCGGCGATCCCGCCGAGAACGTGTCGAGCGATGACCCGAATACTTCCTCGACCCCGAACATCACCCAGACCTCCGCCGAAGTCGCGGTTCGTCTGTCGCGCAACTCAAGCTGGAGCACGATGCGTCTGGCGACCGCCCTTGCCGGCGCGGACCCGATGCAGTCCATCGCATCCCGCGTGTCCGACTACTGGGTCCGTCGTTTGCAGCGCGCGTTCGTCGCCGTTGCCAACGGCATCTTCGCCAACAACGCACTGGCCGACCCCACGCTGGGCCGCTCGGGCGCTGTCGGCAACAACGCCGCCTACGGCCATCAGAACGACCTGACCCACGACATCTCCACCCTCAATGGTGGCGTGTTCGCGGCAGGCGTGACCAACTTCTCGGCCCCGGCGTTCATCGATACCGCGACCCTGCTCGGCGACGCCTCCGAGGATGTGACCGCCGTGTTCATGCACTCGATCGTGTATTCGACTGCCCAGAAGAACAACCTGATCGACTTCATTCCCGACAGCGAGGGCAAGATCAACATTCCGGTCTTCCTCGGCCGCCGAGTGATCGTTGACGACGGTATGCCCAACCCCGCTGGCGACAACTCCAACGGTGCGCAGACCGCCTCCGGCGTCTACCACACGTGGCTCGTTGGCCCCGCATCCTTCCGTCTCGGCGTGGGCTCGCCCATCGTCCCGACCGAAGTCTTCCGCTTCCCGGATCGCGGCAACGGCGCCGGTTCCGACATCCTCTACAACCGCGTCGAGTGGTGTATCCACCCGGTTGGCCATGCCTACGTCGGCAGCCCGTCTTACGAGGGTGGCCCGACCAACGCCGCGACCGCGAACAACCTCGCCTACTCTGGCTCGTGGGTTCGCGTCTTCCCGGAACGCAAGCAGATCAAGCTTGCCCGCCTGATCACCCGCGAGAGCTAAGGCCCTCTCGTCTGATCGACGCCGACGAAACATCAGGGGCGGGCTTCATCGCCCGCCCCTTTCTCTTACTTGAAGGACCATCACCATGGCCGGACCATTCCAAGGCAGCGACATCAACCCGGCCCTCAACAAGAGTGGCCAAGGCATAGCAGCGACGCCGCGCGAGTATACCCGACATCGGCGTCATGACAAGGATGGTCGTCGGCGTCACGATGATCAGCAGGCCGCGTTCCTCGCCGCTCAGGCGACCCGGCTCTCGACCACTGCCGAGACGATTGAGAACGCACTCGACAAATACGGTGCCGACCGCGTCAAGAAGGCGACCAACATCAGTCAGCTTCCGTAAGCCTTATGGTTTGCTGACGGCGGATAAGAGGGGGACACTTCAGTCCGCAGTTAGCAGATCGCCGGGAGGGGTTCGCCCCTCCCGGTTGACTTCCCCGGTCCCATGGGGGATCGGATAATCCCCACTAGCCCCCAGAGGTAACCATGACGACCACCAAAGAAGCCATTCAGGAAATTCTCGTCGCGCTTGACACCACCGCCGACACGAACTGGACCGAGGACGGCTCGCCGGCTCTTGACGCGATCCAGAAGTTGGCCGGCGACCTGACCATCACCCGGGCTCAGATCAACGACGCCCACCCCGGTTTCGCCCGCGTGACCGACGCCGAGGCCGCGAAGACCTATAGTGAAGGTTCCGGCGGGGCTCCGGCGTCCCAAGTCGCTCCGGCCCCGAAGCGCAGCGTCAAGAAGCCGCTGGACATCACCGAAGTCGATCTCACGGATGAGCAGATGCGCGCCATTTGCATTCGGCGCGTCCGCGAAGCTGAGCAGCATCTTCTCGACGCGCAACAGCGCGTGACAGAAGCGACCATGGAAGTGGTGCATTGCCAGAAGCGGCTCGGTAACGCGCACCGCGACCACGATCGCCAGTTCCCCCGGATCACGCCCGCCGCGAACATCAAAGCGCATCTCGAAGCGCAGGGTCGGCTCGCAGAGGAGAATGCTGGGATACTCTCCCCGCTTCAGGCTGCTTTGACCGGCCGGAAGCGACCGGTCCCCGGTCAAGTCACCGGACAGGCGAACCCCAACCTTCCCCGGCGCATCACTGCGGCGGCTTAACGCGGTCGCGCATAAAGGCGGCCCGTAATGTCCCAGCCTCTTTTTCCGAAATTCAAATCGTCGCCTGCTTTGCAGGCGGCGATGTTCTATGCGCGTCGGAATAACCGCAAGGGGACGACGCTCGTGAATGATCCCGCGTCGCTCTCGTGGGGCTCCATCCTCTTCTCAGCGAACCCAGCGAATGCCTCGACGATTACGCTCGGCGGGGCAGTCGTGACGTTCGGGACTGATGTGACGATCGGCGTGTCCCTCGCGGTGACGCTCGCGAGCTTGCTCGTATTTCTCAGTGCGTCAGCGAACGCCAATATCAGCAAGTGCCGATACTCTGTCGGAGGCTCATCGCTCGCGATCCGCTCAAAGACGCCGAACAACACAACCTTCACATTGGCCGCAAGCGCCGCGACGGTATCGCATGCGACGCTCCAGTTGGTGCAGATCAATAAGAGGGTCGCGCTATGACCGCAATCTTTTCCGTTCAAGATGAGACCGGCACCGTCACTCAGTTGACGATCGCGCCGTCGCCGCTGCCGGCTCAGCACATATCAATCGGCGATACCGGCATCTATGCAGGCTACCCGGATGACGGCACTAGCTTGACGCACGCTCCCACGTTTCAGTCGCTCATGTTCACCGTTATTCAAGTGCTCGATGATGAGCACTTCTCGGTCTCGACGAACCGCGCCAATATGGCTGACTGGCCCGCCTTCGGGCAGATCACGTGGCAGACCGGTGCGAACGTGACCGAGACCGCGATCGTGGTCGAGATCGATGGTGCGAACGCCTATACGGACGTGGCGTTCTTCACTAAATATCATGTCTCGCGCGGCAATGCGGTTCCGGCGGGTGCAACCGTTTCGGCGATCCAGAGCGCCATTGTGCAGGCAACCGACTATATCGATGCGAAGTACACCTTCAGCGGGATCAAGCTTTTGCAGTTGATTGGCAACGCCGGGCTCGACGCGAACGCCACGTTCCTCGAAGCGTGGCTCACGCCGTATGCGCTCCATGGCGTCTCCTATCTCACGCCGAGCACTTCGAAGCAAAGCACGGCTTGGCCCCGTCAAGGCGTCGTGGACTTCAATGGCAATACGGTCAACGGCATCCCCGAGGCGGTCAGGCGCGCGTGCGCGGAGCTTGCGATCCGAGTTCTCAATGGCGTCAGCCTTCAACCGGACTACAGCAGTGGCATCGCGGCCGGCGGTGGCGTCGTGTCTTCGGTGACCAAAAAGGTCGGCCCGCTGGAGACAGTCACGGCCTATGACACCAAATTCGGACTTGGCTTTTTCGCGTCGTTCCCTATCGTAGACCGGATACTCCGGAGCGCGGGACTGCTCAAGGCGGCAGGCGGCCGGACCACGATGAGGTGAAGCTAATTCCCAGTTGTTCCCGGGGGCGGGGCGGGCTAAGTTCAACGCCCAATCCCGCCACCGGAGATACCCGATGGCGGCCCAATCTCGGGACGCCGTGGGAGGTCCCCCATGGCGGAACAGTTTGACTATCTACAGGCGATCACGGATGCGGACGATCTCATTACGTACTTTGGGATGAATGCCGTCCTCCGGCGTGTTGGAAGTAGCCCAGAAGATCGGCCCTGTCGGGTAGTGATCATCAGCTATGACCCGCACGAGAAGGCAGCCGACTTGGCCAACCCGACCGACCGCAAGGTCATCATGTCGGCCAAAAATTCGGAAGTGCAACTGATGCCGCCGGACAATGAGCAGGATCAATTGGTGACGTTCGTGCAACCCCCAACGAACCCGCCAGTTGTTCACGAAGTTCTACCGCTGACGTGCAAACCGAAGCCGACAGCGCCCGCCGGGGTCACAGTGATCTGGGAATTTACGGTGCGACGCTGATGGCAGTTAAAGCAGACAGGCGGAAGTATATTTTGGATAGGCTTGAGACAATCTTGTCCGGTCTCTCCATCAATATCTCGACCGGGGTCATCCCCGCCGGAAACATCGTGCACAATCGCGATGAGCTTCCGGCAGAGAAGGTCCCGGGCATCATCCTCTTGGATGCAGACGAGGTCAAGGACCCGCGCTTCCCGTCTCTTCAAGGGCGGAATGAGCGGCCCGGCCCCGGCATGATGAAGATGACGCCGGAGATTTACGTCGTTCTTGAAGTGCGGAAGCCCGCAAACAAGAACGTCGGCGAGGACTTGAATACGGCGCGAGCCGCGATCTTGAACCTCGTGCTGCATGATACGGAGCTTCAACGCTTCACTGGGTCAAGCGGCTCGATCACTTACGATGGTTGCGTTACGGACCTCGCGCGCAATCGAACTATGAAGGGGCAGATGGGCCTGAGCTTCACGTTCGGATACCCGTTCGTTCCCGATGAATTTACGGCTGCCTAACGGAGAGAACCTATGACCATTGGAACTGCACATATCGAAGGCTCCCTTGTCAGCCCGAATATCGGAAATTATTACATCGGCAAGGGCATCATCTCAATCAAGCTGCTCGGCGAGAGCGTCTTCACCGACTGCGGCAACTGCCCGCAGTTCGAGTTCATGGCCAAGGTCACGAACCTCGACCATTTCAGCTCGCGTCAGGGCGTCCGCAAAAAGGACTTCACCGCCGTCATCGAATTGGCCGCGTCGCTTACGATGCAGCTCGAAGAGCTGACCGCTCGCAACATGGGCTTCGCCTTGCTCGGGCTGGCGTCCGGCGGCCCGTCGCCCGTTCCGGACACCATTGATGTCTTCTCCAACCCGGTCATCTACGGATCGGTCAAATTCGTCGGCACCAACGACATCGGCCCGATCTGGACTGTCAACTTCCCACTCGTGAAGTTGTCCCCCAACAAAGCGCTGTCGCTGATCGGAAACACGTGGGGCGTCATCGATCTTGACGGTGAAGTTCTGTACGATCAGTTGCAGGGCACTTTCGGCACCGCGACCGTTTCGCTGCCGAATAGCCCGACCAACGTCCTGTAACCTGTCGCGGAACGATAGGGCTCGCGCTGGAGTTTAATAACAAGACCACAACCTGATTTCCCGAACGGGAAATCAGGCTCCAGTATGAAAAGGACCACGCCCATGACCAACGATACAAATGACCGCGATGTCTCGACCTCTGCCGTTCCCGCATCTCCGAAAGTCGTGCCCGCGTCAGGCGCGCGACCGGCTCCGGGAGCGGACGGTGTAATCGGGACCTACTCGGCTCCGAACCCCGGGGCGCAGCCCGGCGAAGTATCCGATCAGCCTTTGGTGGCAGGATCGGCAGCCGACCCGGACCCGCACCCGGCCTCCAAGGTCCATGCGCCCACGGGCGTTACCGCCGATGAGCCGAACCCGGAAGCGACTGCCAAGGGCTCGACCGATCCGGCTCTGCACAATACACGACTGCCGATCGACGCCACCCCTGTCGCGGGGAGTTCAACTGTCGCGGCGGCTGTAGACCCGGCGGCATCCAAGATGCCCACCCCGCAAGGCCCGGCCCAAACTCAGCACTCGCAGCACCCGGGCAAACACCCGCCGGCCCGCCGCTGATTTCAATCCGCAGCCTGTTTTCAGCACCCGCTGAAACAGGCTGCGGCCTAATGGTTTCATATGCGAAAAGTGACGTTTTTCGTCCCTTTCCGCATACGAAATACACCCCACGGAGAAACCCCCATGACTGATGAAGTTCAGACCACCGCCGATCCGCTTGCCGTCGCTCAGGGCGAGTTCGCAGCCGATCCGGCTCCCAAAGTCGTCACCACCTCGGAAATCGCTCCAGACCCCGTTTCTGAGGGCTCTGACCCCGGTGCAGACGTGATCCAGCCGGTCGGCGACACCACCCCGACTGAGGAATACCCGGACGCCAACCCGGATGTCCCGGACCCGGTTGACCCTGATCTGGACCCAGATGCTCCCGACGAGTTCTTCGACGAGGCCCCCGCGCCCGTTGGTGGGGCCTATCATCACTATTCGAACCCGAATGCCGTGCGCGGCGTCCCCGCCGGCCCGGCTCCCCATCCCCGGACGGTATAAGCTCCGCCCTAGCGACTGTCCCCCTCTTGATAAGGAAATAGGTTATGACCAACGCACCCGGCCTCACTCTTGCCGATCTCGCGGCGATGAGTGAGGACGTGCCTGTCGGCACGAGTTTCATCACGGTCCACGGCATCTCTGCCAAGAACGCCCTCGCCATCTTCAAGCGCTTCCCGAAGCTCTTGAGCCTGATCAATGGTTTCGATCTCGGGACGTTTATCGATGCGGCCCCGGAAGCTGTCTCCGCGATCATCGCGGCGGGCACCGGCCATTTCGGCGACGAACAGGCTGAAGCGGACGCGGGCAATATCACGATTGAAGTGCAGTTCGACATTCTGCAAGCCATCGGGAGGTTGACCTTCAAGAGCGGGTTCGGCCCTTTCGTCGAGAGGATCATGCGGCTGGGCGGCAGCGTTCCAGACTTCGCAAGCTCTGGAAAGGCGCAGGATACGAAATCGCCGCCGCCATCGAGCAGCTCATCGCCGCCGGACACTCCCCAGACGTAGTTTGGAATTACACTCCCCGGCAGATGATGGCGTTCAACTTTCTCGCGGCGAAGCGTACCGCGAAAGACAACCATCGGATGCTTTCCATGCTGGCCCTCGCGGCCAACGGCGGGGAGAGCGTAACGAAACAGCTTGAAGCTTGGGAGAGGGACGCCGGTTAATGGCTTTCCAGATCATCACATCAAAAACAGCGGCCCCCAAGTTCAAGCAGAACTTGGCCGGGCTGCAAGATCGTTTCGAGAAGGCGTTCACCGCCGCCATGAACATGGCAGCGTCCATGATCCGGACGCTGGACCTCGCGGACATCGCGAACGCGGGCAACTTTAGTGGTCGTTGGGGCGCAGGGCTGAAGGTCGAAGTCATAGACCGAAACCGCATCAGCACCGTCCTTGACATGGATGGCGCGAGCATCTTCGCGAAGGGCGGCATCATCAAGGGCAATCCGTTGCTCTGGATACCGATCAGCGGGACCAACGCGGTCGGCACGCAAGCGAAGGACTACGCTGGCGGACTGTTCTCGGTCAATCGTAAGTCCGGTGGCAGGCCGCTGCTGTTCTCCATCGCGGACAAGACACCGAAGTATTTCGGCATCGAGAGCGTAACGATCCCGCAGAAGTTCTTCTTCGCGGAAAATCAGAAGAGTGTCATGGCGAACTTCCGTTCGATCTTCGACACTGCATTTAGGGCGGCAGAGTAATGTCCGAACTTGATCCAGTCGTACAGGAGATTTTGCTCAAGGGAGATGACCAACTCCTGAGCGCGCTGGGCCGCGTCGGGCAAGAGGGCGCGGAGCATCTGAACAAGCTCGCCGAGGCAGCCGCCGGAGGGGCCGAGCCACTCAACCTGCTTGCAGATAAAATCCTGTATATTGGGGCAGCGATCTCCGGCATCACCGCTGCGATGATCGCATTCATCGAACAACAGACCGAGCTTTCGCAGAAGACTATCCTGCTCGCGGACGCGTTCGGCACCACCGCCGGCCAGCTCCAGCAGCTTGAACAGATTTTTGCGTCGAGTGGCGTCAAGGTCGAGCAGTTCGAGAGGTTTGCGAACCGTCTCACGATTACGATCGCGCGGGAGTGGCCGCAGATCGCGGAGAGCATCAAGAACTACGCCAACCAGAACGACAGCGCGACGCTGCGCGTCTCCAGCGCAATCCTCCGTATCCGAGATGCCCAGAACGCACTCGGGGATAATTCGGCGGATCGAGCCTCGCGCATGGCGAAGGACAATGCCTCAATCGAGGCGTCGTACATCAAGCTTCAGTTCGCCGCGCAGCACGCCATGTCTGAACAAGTCGGCGCGATGCAGGCCGTGCAGGCCGCACAGTTGAGCGTGACTGCGGCCGAGCAGCATCTCGCCGAACTCGAAGGTCGTCCGCCGTCGAAGGCTGAGAAAGAAAACCTCGCTATCGCACAGGCGCAACAGGCAGTCGATAGCGCTCGCAAGGCCGAAGCCGATGCTCGGGTTGCCCAGCAGGAGACGGCTGCGAACGCATCGCTCAAGCGGGCGCAGATGGAGCAGGAATACGACGACCTCTCGCGCAAAGCCGCGAAGAACGCGCGCGACGATGCGGAGGCGCGTCAGAAGGATGAGAACGCGGTCAAAGAAGCGATCATCGCCCGGGGAGAGGCAGAACAGAAGGCAGCGAAGCTCGCGGTCACCAATATCGTCAGCATCCGCGACGCCCTGAAAGGCATTGTGGACGGCAACAAGGAAGTGGCGAAGTCCATTGACTTCTCCGAAGTCTCGGTAGTCCACCTCACTGAAGGCATCATGGCTCTCGCTAAGGAAACGGCCAAAGGCGTCAAGCCTACAGGCTACGAGACCATGGCTGCAATCTCCAAGGTCTTTGCGAACGATACCGAGCACTTGATCGATCAGCAGCAGCGCTTGGCGATTGTGAACAAGCTCTCTGGAACATCGATGCAGGCGATGGGCGTAAGTGCGTCCGAAACCCTCTACGCGCTGGAGCACAATAGCGAAGCGATCCTCACGCTCACTAAGGATACTGATCATTTCGGAGAGAAGGTCCCGCCGAAGAGCATCGAAGAGTTTCGGTCCGCTCTCGCCAAACTTAATCTGGCGATTAGTCAGATGGCACAAGCACTCGCAGCGGCGGCGGCTCCGGCGTTCACTGCCTTCCTTGAAGCGATCCACGAGAGTTTGACTTCTAATACCGGTGTTTTGCACAGTTTTGTGGAGGGGATCAAGAGCATTGGGTCCGCTGTCAGCGCGGTGATTAGTGGATGGGTCACGATTGAGGCGGCCATCAGCCACGCATTCAATCTGGAGCCGGGCACAGTGTTCAAGGCATTCTTGCTCGTGCTGGCCGGGATCGTCGCGGCATTCGCAACATCATGGGCCGCGATCCCGATCGCTATCACGCTTGTGGTCACGGCGATAGGGGAGCTTGCGACTAACTGGGAGAAAGTCAAAGCCGAGCTAATGGATAACGCAGTGGTCCGGTTCTGGGAGCGCCTTCGGGACGTGGTCGCGAAAGTCAAGAGCTTGCTCAGCGGCAACGGGTGGAAGAACCCGGCAGGCGGCAGCGCAGGCGGTAGCGCAGGAGCTAATGGATCATCCTCGGCAGGACCGGAGACTGTGGCTGAAGCTCCGATCTCGCGCGCGGGCGGCGGCGAGATCGACGGACCGGGCACAGGCACGAGCGATAGCATCATGGCTCGCTTGTCGCGCGGCGAATTCGTACAGCGCGCGGCTGCGGTGCAGCACTACGGCGTGGACTTCATGAAGTCCATCAACAGTCTGAGCTTCCCCGGCTTCGCGACGGGCGGCCTCGTGCCGTCCCCGATCCGCATGGCCGGCGGCGGTAGCGTTCCGGCGACGAGCACTTTGAACCTGTCAATCGACGGGCGAGCGTTCAATGGTTTGCGCGGGCCGAAGAGTACGGTTGACGATCTCTCCAGTTTCGCAATTGCTCGCCAGACTTCGGCGGCGGGCAACAACCCTTCGTGGATGAAGTAACATGCCGAAAGACGCGCTAGGACATGGAAGCAATCCGCAGGGCAGCACTCTCGCTGGCCAGCATCTTCCGGTTTGGTATCACGGCTCGCCGACCGGCTTTCCCGGCGCGACGGGCCAAATCCATCTCGGTACGGCAGCAGCCGCGCGCATGGCGCTCGAAGCGCGCATCGGAGTTCCGGCGGACCTTCACGGCTGGAGTGGCAATCGGGAATACGGAAAGCCGATGCTCGCGGGCACCGACAAGCTGGAGAGTATTGAACGCGGCGAGACGCCGTATTACAACAAGTACCCGAACACCGGGCACAATGTAGACGCACCGAAGGCAGATTACTATCCGACAGCCCGAAAAGACATACCGACGATGGGCCGGGCTTCGACACCGATGACGATGGATATGCGGCCCGCCGTCCGTTCGTATCAGATTTCGGGCGAGATGAAAAACTCGCCGGAGCGTCCGTACACCGACACGATGGCAAACAAGCTCGCGAACGCACAACAGACCCGAGGCAATGGCAAGCACGGGTTCTACTACAAGAATGAAGGCGAAGATACCGGCAGCATTTCAGTTGTCGTGCCAAGCCGCAACCACTTGTCAGGATTTATGGGATGAGCACCGAAGAAAACGTTCTGCCGGCGAACTCGGACACGCTGCTCGTGATCTCCAGCTTTGGCAACATGCTGTATCAGGCGCGTGGCTTGTCGCAGACGCTTGAGGTCATCGGGGCCGCCGTGCAAATGGAGCGCACGATCAACGGCAACCTCATCGATCTCTCGGCTCCGCAGTTTCGCAAGTACGCTTCGACGATCAACATCCCGAATGATGTCAACGCCCCGCCGCTCGACGGCGTCTGGCCCGGGATGCAAGTCACTGTGCATTGTGCGGTCGGTCTCGCCTTCCTCACTGGCCTCGCGGGCGCCCCACACCGGACGCCGGTCTCGGGCTCGGAATACGTTGACGGAGCCTACACGTTCTACCGGCCCGAACTGACAATGCTCGTCAAGAAAGTCGAGACGCACTTCGACGAATGGAAGTGCATCGTCGGCTGGACCCTTGAGCTGGAGGAAGTCTGATGAAGGACGCGCTCGGCCACGGCAGCAACGCGCATAACAGCGGCGTTGAGAAAGTCGGCAAGGTTCCGATGAACATCATGTATCACGGGTCTAATGTCGATTTCAACTCTTTCGAACTCGGGCATGGAGGTGGCGGCTCGAAGAACGGGGTCTGGCTCGCCGATGAGCCCGGCGTCGCAAGAGACTACGCGGGTATCATGGCTCGCTACGGTGGATCGCCAACGATGTATCACGCGACTGTCGGCGGCAACATGGCTACCGAAAAGCAGTGGCAGGCTTTAGAGAAGTCGATCCCGGGGACAAGTTACACCTTCGAGCGCGACAAGAAGATCGTTGATACGCTGAAATCTCAAGGCTATGACGGCGTGCGCTTCGGGAAGACCGTCTACATGCTCAACCCCGAGAAAATCAAGATTGTCAAGAAAGAGCCGCTATGAAGACCGCTAGAAAATCCTTTCGTTGTGTCATCGTCGGGCAGGGTGACAACAATAACCATCTCTGCACTGGCATTTTCGTTCACGTGCCAGCGGGGCTGACGCGCCATCAGGCTGTTGACTACGTCACAGGCGTCATCGCCAAAGAGATCAGTCGGTACGCGGCATGGGAAGCTCTCGACCTCGGGACGATTGATAACGACACCAACTGGAGTGAGATCGTCACATGACGCTCCCCCTTACATTCGCATGGGTCGCTGAGACCCAAACGACTTTCAACGCGACCACGATGAACGTGTTCGACGAGGAGATCGTGTCGTTTGACATCAAGCACGAAGAGGGGCAGCATCCGACGCTGGACCTCACCATCAGGAACCCGCGCATTGGTCTGCTCGCGCCGGGCCGTAACGTGTGGGGATGGCTTGCATGGCAGAGCCCGGCGACTGATCCGCTCTACGCGGGCGCGCTCGTGCCTCTGTTTTTCGGAGTGCTTGTTGGTGTGCCCACGGATTTGTTCAAGGAGAAGGTCACGATCCAATTGATCGCGCGGAGCCACACGTACATCGCGGACAAGCAGGCGCTCGCCGAAACCATGAAGGCGATCCCTTACTATGACCCGATCTTCATTGAGACGAGCAAGCGGGATGACCCCGACACCATTCTCGAAGGGTGGTCGGCGCTTTGGCATATCGATCGCACGTCGCTCGCGATCACCGCGTCGGATGTTCTTGTCGGCGAGGATGGCGCTGTAACGTTCGATGAAGATCACGCGCTCTACGAGAGCGTAGCTTTGCAACTCGGGCAGCCTCCGCTCACGAATATCCGGGTCGAGGCAACGGTCAACTGGACCCAGCGCTCGTCGGGTTACTTCACGGTGCCAACGGTCAATCTCTCAAGCTACACGGGAGAGACGTTGCTCAGCGATTGGCCGAAGCCGGGCACGGGTATCGGCGGCGGGTATAAGTGCGAGAGCAGTTTTGTCACGGATATCTATCTCATCGGAGAGACGCCGACCACGACTTATAGTTCGTCGTGGACGAACAGTGACCCCAATCCGGGTCAGTGCTCGAATGCGTCTATGTCGGTTTCGTCGAGCGGCCCCGCGCTGCTCGCGCCTGACCCGTTGCAGAATACTCTTACTCAATATTACAAATCAGGAGTTTGTTTCCCAGATAGTGATCCGCCGACGAACGTCCCAATGGAAGCCAGCTCCAGTGGAGTTGTCATTCCGCTCTGGAGCGTCGCGATGGACATGACCATCCGTTATGACGCCAACCGGCAGTTTTCGGAGAGGCTGT